GTATCTTAACACTCAAGAACGATTTACAATCACGTGGAGTTGTTCCCCGAAACTTAGTGTTAGCGGAGAACCTTGGGATACTGCTATCCTGCCTGTTGTTGCTCATCAGTATAGTACTGTTAACGGTAGTGACATTTATCTTAAGTTTGTTGTCGCTAGTCAAGATGATTTTGACGAAGTTGGCAGGGCTGTGGACGCTTACAAGAGTGCCGGGGTACAATGTCCAGTATATCTTATGCCGCTGGGCGGACGCAGTGAAGAATATTCCCTTAATGTTAAAGACGTGGCGGAAGCGTGTATGGAAAGAGGATGGCGATTTACCCCAAGACTACACATATCGCTATTCGGGAATGCCTGGGGGACTTAGTGAAGAAGATCTCGACATTTTGCGAGGTAAAAAGATTACAGAAGAACAGGCAGACAAAATAAGGAGGCAGTTATGAAAAAATTTTTAAAAGACATAACAGGCATTACAAAAAAAGAAAAAGAACTAGAAGAGCAGGAAATGGCTCTTCTTAAAAAGAAAGATCCTAAAGAATATGCTACTAGGCGTAAAGAACCTTGGGTTAGTGTATTAGATGTTAAAGTAAATGAAGATAACGTTCGCAACGGTTTCTTTGAACTTGACTGGAACAAATACTTTATTGCACAACTAATTGAAAATGGTTACGGTGTGGACAATGATCCAGAAGAAGAAATTGTAGATCGTTGGTTCCGTGATATCGTTTACAATATGCTAGAAGCAGAAGGACAAAGTACTGATAGAGGTGCTGGTTATATTAATGTTGTTCCTATATCAAAAGGCAAAAGCGAAGTATCATGATTTTTAAAAAGCTCTTTGGATATATTCCTGTTTTTAAACTTGACAAAAGTAAACATAGACAATATAATAGTTTATATGAAGACTTATGTATGTGAGGACAAATGAGCACTTATATTTTAGTAGATACAGCAAACACTTTCTTTAGAGCTCGTCATGTAGTGCGTGGCGATTTAGACACGAAAGTAGGCATGGCTCTACATATTACGCTTAACAGTGTAAAGAAAGCATGGCAAGATTTTAATGCAGATCATGTTGTGTTCTGCTTAGAAGGACGTAGTTGGCGCAAGGACTATTACGAGCCATATAAACGTAACAGACAAGAAACCCGTGATGCAATGACTCCTGCACAGCAAGAAGAAGACACTGTGTTTTGGGAAATCTTTGACGAGTTTAAAGACTTCATTGGTACAAAGACTAACTGTACAATGATGCGTCATCCGCAACTAGAAGCAGATGATTTGATTGCAGGTTGGGTACAGAATCATCCTAACGACAATCATGTTATTATTAGTACAGACGGCGACTTTGCACAACTGATTGCGCCTAACGTAAAACAGTACAATGGTGTTAGTAACACTACTATTACACACGAAGGTTACTTTGATGACAAAGGTAAGCCTGTGGTAGATAAGAAAACTAAAGAGCCTAAAGGTGCTCCTGACCCACAGTGGTTGCTATTTGAAAAATGTATGCGCGGCGACACTAGTGACAACGTGTTTAGTGCATATCCAGGTGTTAGAAAAAAAGGTACAAAGAACAAAGTTGGTCTTATAGAAGCGTTTGAAGATAAAAGTACAAAAGGCTTTAACTGGAATAATATGATGTTACAGCGTTGGGTAGATCACAATGGTGAAGAACATCGTGTACTAGACGATTACAATCGCAACGTTACATTGTGTGATTTGTCTGCACAACCTACAGAAATTAGAGAGATAATTAATAACACTATTGCAGAAGTAGAACCTAAGAACATATCACAAGTTGGTATGCGCCTTATGAAGTTTTGTGCTAAGTGGGATATGCAACGAATTGCAGACCAAGCAGCATCTTTTGCAGAACCTTTACAAGCGAGATACCCTAAATGACATTAAAAGCAAAATCAGTATTAAAAGATAAATTTTGGATTGTTGAAGAAGACGATCAAAGAGTCGGAACACTTTCCTGGAATGACGATCGCTATATGTTTTCAAGTACAGCAGAAACTTGTTTCTTTGACAATACTCGCCAGATGAAGAAAAAATTTGGTACAGAAATGATTTTTGTTACTAACGAAACAAATGCATCAATTGTAGACAAAGATAAAATAGTACATGGTTATCCTACAAGTGTTATTCCTTATAACTCTATGTACGATGTCAAAAGAAAATTACCCTTGTTTACTAAAAGTGATAAATCTAAAAGTATGTATTGTGCAGGTTACTATGTAATTTGTTTTGAAAAAGGTTGGGTTAAAAGTTTTTGCCCTAAGTTAATTACTGTTGAACGTTATGATTTTAAAGGTCCGTTTAAAACAGAATTAGAAATGCGTCAGGAGTTGAGTCGTGTCAACAAATAGTCCTTTAAACACTATACCTATACAACAGTTTATTCAACAGGTAAAGAGTGCTGAAAACAGCAGAGCAAAAGAAGTTAAGATAGATATTCAGCAGGCAAAAAATCTTGCATTTACTTTAGGTATTGTTATGAGTAGGTTAACTTCTGATCTTGAAGAACTTATTAATAAATCTAATAATACCGAAGAAGTTATTAATATTACAATGGACGGCGGCAATAGTTTTGAATAAACTACTCATATAACTTATAAAGAGATAAATATATGCGTATATTATACAAAGGATACGCATATGAGTAGGCCAAAGCCAAATATATTATTAGAAAAAGTAAACAACAAAACATATAGAAGCGAACAAGTCCTAGAAGCTGAAGCTATTTGGGCTGTATTCTATATGAATAAAGCTTTTAATCTTAAAAGTTCAAATGCCCTCACAAATTATCCTGGTCCTAAGTATAAAAAAACTGCTTTTTCTAATCCAGGTCATGCACATAATCTAGCCAAAAAATTAAACGATATGTTTAATTGTGATGATTTTACTGTTGTAAAACTCACAGATGGCGAAAAAGTTGACGAATGAATAAGGAAGCATATACTAAGATTTTTCTAAAAGAAAAAGGATTAGCTATTAGTGATGCTAATCTAAAACAATACATGCCTATATGGTGGCAAAATACTAGAAATAAATCACAAGGCGGCTTACGTTTAACAGAAGAAGGATATAATACTTTACAAGAAATTGGCATAGAAGTTTATGATATACCATATCCTAAAGATATGCCACTTACTACACAAGTTATTATATTTTTAGATCAATTTATTGATTGTCCATATTTTCTTACAAATAGAAGTATAACTGTAACTAATGAAAAGAAAGCTGTCGAGCTAACTCTCTTTAGTGGAGATTTACGTAAATACGGCATTATAAAAGCAATGAAAAGGCAAGGCAAAGATGTGGAATAGAGGACACATAATTCCAAAATGGAAAGAAGAATACAAAAGATTTAATTATACACATAAAGAAGCACATTCTGCAGATGTAGAATATTGGCGAAGACAAGGTTACACTTACAACACTTTTACAGGAGACATGTTTGCTAAACAAGATCAAATGCCCGATTGGGTTAATGATGTACAAAATGAAATAGGGTTATTTGATTGTGGATTTACATTCTACAAAATGAAGTCTGGTATTGTTATGCCTAAACATGTAGATCACTTTGAAACATATTGTAGAATATTTAATTGCAAAAAGAATCAAGTTTGGAGAGCAATTGTTGCTTTAGAAGACTGGCAAAGTGGCCATTATTTTGAGATTGATAACACTCCTATAATTGATTATAAAGCGGGCGATTATGTCATTTGGAGTCATGAAATGGAACATATGGCTGCAAATTTAGGACAAAATACTAGATATACTTTACAGATTACTGGAAAAAAATTGTAAGCTATTGATTATTAAGCTAATCTTTTTTATGAAAAAGGTTGACTTTTGCTGTAGTGATGCTATTATATATACATACTTAGCAAATACAGAAGGGCTTAAATTATGGAAACCGTAGCAACTCGTACAGTTACACCAAAAACTGCTAAATCATCAGTTAAGCATGCACTAACAAAAAAACGTCCTATCTTCCTTTGGGGACCTCCAGGCATTGGTAAGTCTGATATTGTTGCGCAAATTACAAACAGTTTGCCTAACTCACATTTGATCGATGTTCGTTTGTCACTATGGGATCCTACTGACATTAAAGGTATTCCGTACTTTGATTCTAATACTAGCACAATGCAATGGGCACCGCCTGCAGAACTTCCTTCAGAAGAGTTTGCGGCACAATACGACAATATTGTATTGTTCCTAGACGAAATGAACTCAGCGGCTCCTGCTGTACAAGCGGCAGCATATCAGCTGATTCTTAACCGTAAGGTTGGCACTTACAAATTGCCAGACAATGTTATGATTGTTGCGGCAGGTAACCGCGAAGCTGATAAAGGCGTCACGTATCGTATGCCTGCTCCGTTGGCTAATCGCTTTATCCACTTGGAAATGACTGTATCATTTGATGACTGGTTTGAGTGGGCTGTTGATAATAACATTCATTCAGATGTTGTAGGTTATTTGCAATTTAGTAAACAGGATCTATATGATTTTGATCCGAAATCATCTAGTCGTTCTTTTGCAACGCCTCGTTCGTGGTCATTTGTATCAGAATTACTTGAAGATAAAATTGACGAAAACACCACTACAGATCTAGTTTCGGGTGCAGTAGGTGAAGGTCTTGCAGTTAAGTTTATGGCGCATCGCAAAATTGCCGCTGACATGCCTAATCCAACTGACATTTTAGCTGGCAAAGTTAAAGAGCTATATAACAAAGAAATCAGTGCTATGTATTCCTTAACTGTTAGCCTTTGCTATGAGTTGAAAGAAGCATCAGACAAAAATGATAAAAAGTTTGATGCAAAGGTTAACAACTTCTTACGCTTTGCAATGGATAACTTTGATACTGAACTAGTTGTTATGGGCATCAAGCTCGCACTTACTCAGTACTCACTTCCAATTGATCCAGATGAAGTTGAGTGTTTTGATGAGTTTCATGATCGTTATGGAAAATACATTAAGGCAGCACAGACTGCTTAAGATACAAAGCGAACGGTTTCTTTTGAGATCGTTCGCTATTATTTTTCTGGTTGACAAACTGAGTAAATATTGCTATAATATATACATAAAGTTAGAAAGTGAGAGGCACCGATGGCTGTTTTAGTAAACGCAAAAGAAACTGCTAGTAAACTTAAAAACTGGCAACCTGATCCAGATATGACTCCCGAAGCACTCGAAGTAATGCGAGTTGAAGTATACGATCGCATTATTGTTGCACGGGTAGGATTGTTACTGCGTCATCCATTTTTTGGTAATATGGCAACTAGATTAAAAATACTCGCTGCCGATGATTGGTGTCCTACTGCTGCCGTTGATGGCAAAAATCTTTACTACAACACTCAATTCTTTAATGCTATGAACAATAAAGAAATTGAGTTTGTTATTGCACACGAAATTTTGCACTGTGTATTTGATCACCTAGAACGTCGAAATTGGCAGGATCGTAACTTAGATCCTATGATTAGTAACATTGCACAAGACTATATTGTAAACAATGTTTTGGTAAGAGACAAAATTGGTGAAAAACCTAGTATTGTTGATTGCTTTCAAGATTTTAAATACGATAATTGGACTTCCGAAGAAGTATACGAAGATATCTTTAACAAGTATGACGAAGAACAGTTACGTCAATTAGGAGAATTGTTAGACGAACACCTTGATCCAGAAGAAGGCGATGGTGCAGCCGACGGCGATGCTGGCGAAGAAAAAGATGTAAATGGCAACGGTGTAAGCAAGAAAAAACCAAAGTATTCTAAAGAAGACTTACGTAAAATACGTGACGAAATTAAAGAAAATATGATTTCGGCAGCGCAAAGTGCTGGTGCAGGTAACGTTCCTGCAGGTGTTCAGCGTATGATCAAAGAGCTTACTGAGCCTAAGATGAACTGGCGCCAACTGCTTCGTCAGCAAATCCAAAGCATTATTAAGCATGACTTTACTTTTTCTCGTCCTTCACGTAAAGGTTGGCACGTAGGTGCTGTACTTCCAGGTCAAAACTTTGACGAAACAATTGACATTTGTTTGGCTCTTGATATGAGTGGTTCAATTGGCAATTCGCAAGCATCTGATTTCTTAGGCGAAGTAAAAGGCATCATGGAAGAATTTAAAGATTATAATATTAAAATCTGGTGCTTTGACACTGCTGTATACAATGAACAAAGTTACAGTGCAGACTGTGGAGAAGACTTAATGGATTACGAAATTAAAGGCGGTGGTGGCACTGATTTTATGTGTAATTGGGAATATATGAAAGAAAACGACATTGTTCCTAAAAAGTTCATTATGTTCACAGACGGATATGCTTGGGGTAGCTGGGGCGATCCTGACTATTGCGAATCAATCTTTTTAATTCACTCTAACCACGATCAAAATTTACAGGCACCGTTTGGTACTACCGTGCATTACGATAAAGCAGCATGATTAAAGAAAAAACATTAAAACCATTAGAAATACTCGAGGCGAGACAGCTTCGATTTTCGCCGCCGCATTTCGAATGTGTGGACATTACACTAAGATATAACTTAGAAGATTCTTTGATCAAATGGATTGAAAAAAATCTTAAAAAACGTTTTTATGTTGGAAAAAATGTTAAAGTATCAGGTAATACTAAAAAAATATTATTGACTGTTTCTTTTGAAGATTCAAAAGAACTTAGTTATTTCATGTTAGCCTGTCCACATTTAAAGTACAACTAAATAAAATGCGCATATATAATTGTATAGGAGAATAAAATATGAGCGAAGAAACTAAAGTAGAAGAAACTGCAACTCAAGAAACGCCAGCAACTGAAAGTAATTCACCTGATTTGACAGTAAACGATCTACAAGCTTTGAAAAGTATTATTGACGTAGCTAGCCAACGTGGAGCATTTAAGCCAAACGAAATGGTTACAGTTGGTCAAACTTATAATAAATTAGAACAATTTTTAGGAGCAGTTGCCGTAACGCAACAGACTCAAACATCCTAAGGGAGGAAATTATGTTAAAACACGTTGGCCGCATGGCTAAGAATAAAAGAAAAATAGTAGTAGCTTATAGAGTAGTACCTAATGAACCAGATAACTGCATTGTTGTTACTACAGAAAATCTAATGGCCGAAGAACACGATGCACTAATGAAACTAGTTGAATCTGATGCAGGTCAATCAGAAGAGCATCTTGCAAGTGCTATGGCACGTTCTAGAATGCCAGATGGTAAAATTATGTTAGCTGCATTGCATACTACTGGCAAAATGGTTAAAGTTGCAACTGCTGATGTTGAAATGACTCCTAACTCTAACACAGTAATTAAATTATCAGAACTAAACGAAGTTATTGCTGAACAAAAAGGAGTTACTGTTGCAGATTTGGCTGTACAAGACAATTCTCCAGCAGCTAAACAGCAACAAAGCACAACTAGCACAGAACCAACCAGCATAGACAATGTATTATCAGATGAAGATTTAGCAGCTCAATATAGATCACAAGCAGATTCGTTATTTAAAGAAGCAAAAAGACTTCGTGAACAGGCAGAAGAGCTAGTGCCTACTAAAAAGAAAGCCAAAACAAAGGCTAAAGAAGGTGTCGGATAAACTTCCTGAACATATTGTAGATCAATGGCCTGAAATTTTAAAAGACATCGAGATAAAAGCTGTTCCAATAGAATATCTTAAATTTGTTAGTGTTTACTTTCACGATGGTGAAATATGGGAAATAGATGTCAGACAGGAACTTCTAGAAGATTCTGAAACATCTTTAGAAGAAATACTAGAAGAGTTTTTTGATCAGCATAACGAAGACATTAAAAAAATTGACTTTCAAATTGACGCTCCTACTATGATATCTGATATTAAAAGTAGAACTAAGACTTTTATGAAGAAAAGAAAGTAAAGGTAATATCTACTTATTAGATAAATATATATAATAAACGGATCAGGAGTAAAATAATGGCATTACGTCTAAGAAGAGGAACAGACGCAGAACGTCAGTTAATAACCCCTTTAGAAGGTGAGTTAGTTTATGTTACGGATACAAAGTCCCTATATGTAGGCGATGGAAACACACAAGGCGGGGTTCTTATTGCTACTTCTGGGGAAGTTTCCAATACACTAGCAGGCTTACTAGATACAGACTTTGTTGCATTACAAGATGGTGATGTTATACGGTATGACCAAACAACAGGAGAATGGATTAATTCTCAATCTGCGTTAGAACTTGATGATATATTAGATGTATTATTAACAGGATCTGTATACGGAGATGTACTTTTCTATGACGGTAACAATTGGAAAAATTTAGCATCTACGGATCTTGTAGATGATGCAATTAGTGCAATTACGCTAAACGAAATTAATGGTGTTACGTACAGTAGAACTCCTAAATACGGAGACGTTTTAACACACGACGGTAACACATGGAAAAATGTAGATATTAAAGATTATGCTGATTATATTCTAAGCAAATCTCAATCTCATAGGCTTACTTTAGTAGGCAACGATAGTACAATTCTAGTTGATCCAGTAACAAATACACTAAGAGGTACACTAGAAGGTGATGTTTACGGTACATTATACGACGGTCTAGGTAATTTAATCATCGACGAATTTAGTAAAGCTGCTCTTGTAGATGTTAGAGATCCTACTAATACACATACAGTTTTAGATAACTTTACAGGTGAATTAAAAAGAGGCGAAAACGGACAAACAATTATTCAAGGTGGGGCTTCGCCAGTATTCATTGGTAGCGTAGATGGGCCTTTAAGAGGTACTGTTGTAGGTCCAGAGTTAAACATCATTCTTAACCATGATACAGCAACACTAACAGGCCAATTAATTGGTAGTGTATTTACAGATGACAGTTTAACAGTAGTTGATGGCCTAACAGGTAATGTTAATACACCGTTACTAACAGCTGATGACATTAATGCTTCTATAATTACAGCTAGTTTAACTGATCCATTTTCGGGTGATGTAAAAGACATTGAATTTATTTCTTCAGAAACCGAAGACGTAGGTATAAGAATATTTAGACAAGCACAGGTTGCAGATGCATTACAAACAGACATTGGTACAATATATTTTGATACTGTAGACAAAAACGCAGGCGACTTTCAAAGTACTGGATCTTACATTACGTCAACAGCACAGCAAAACGGTACAGATCCATATCTAAAAACAAAAATTAGCATGGGTACTATTGACGGTGCTGGTAATCCTACTTCAGACAACAACTTTACTATTACTTGGGAAGGTAATTTTGGTGTAGGTAAAGATGATCCTAGTACTAAACTCGATGTTAATGGAGATATTAAAGCTTCGAATTCAATAGCACCTGGTTCTTTTGCAGATGCAACAGCACGAGATGCTGCAATAACATCACCAGCAGCAGGTATGATTGTGTTCTTACAAGATAATCAAGGCTTCTTTGCATATGTTGACGACACAGGACTAGCGGGCGGTGGACCATCAAATGCTACACCTGGTTGGTTACAACTAAGTTACATTTAAACCATAATAATTAATAATGCTCCTTTGTGTTAATAAATAATATACACATCGGAGCATTTATGAATCATAATACTGTTGTAAGATCTCTTCAAATTTTAACTCACTTACTTGCACTATACGGTGTATATTATAGTGTAGTAAATTCAGCATGGGCATTTTTAGGAACGAGTGTATTAGTATACTGGTTTATAGGAGTTTTTGGTATTAATATAGGATACCATAGATTAATATCACATAGAAGTTTTGAGACTTATAAACCAATTGAGTATATGCTTGCACTAATAGGATGTATAACTGCTATTGGGAGTCCGCTAGCATGGAGTGTATTGCATAGACATCATCACGGTCATGCTGAAAAAGAAACGGATGTCCATAGTCCTTATCATCTAGGTTGGTTTAGAGCTTGGTTTGGGTTATGGCGTGTTCCGCATATTAGTCCTAAGCTGTCAAGAGATTTAAGAAAAATAAAATTTTATAGACTTACTCACAAATATTATTTGCACATAAATGTTATATATGTTTTGATGCTTGCATTAATAGATCCATTATTTATAGTATATGTGTATGCAATACCTGCTGTATTAGTACTACATAGCACTAGCTCAATAATAGTAATAGCTCATATGCACGGATACAAAACACATAATATAGATGATGAAAGTCGTAACAGCTGGATTGCAAGCTTAATTACACTAGGTGAAGGTTGGCACAACAACCATCACCATAACAGTAAAGCATGGAACAATCAAGAACGTTGGTGGGAACTTGATCCACCTGCTTGGATAATTAGAGCTATAAAAAAATGAATTACGGAACAAAAGTACAATTATTAACATTGTTAAATCATATAGTTTTAGCTATTGGCATTTACTATACTAATAACTGGTCACTATTATGGTTAGGATTATTAATGTATTTGTTTGTAGGACTTTTTGCAGCAAATATATCTATGCATAGATATTTGTCTCACAGAAGTTTTGAAACTGGTCCTTTACGTGACAAGTTTTTAAAGTATATAAGTATACTTGCATGCTTCGGAAGTCCAATTAGTTGGGCAGCACTGCACAGACATCATCATAAAACAAGCGATACAGAAACAGACATTCAAAATCCAAAAGCAATAGGAGCCTTACGTAGCTGGAGTAGTTTATACCCTGAAGCAAATATTAGTCCTAGATTAGTAAGCGATATGTTAAGAGACAAAGACATTAAAATCATACACAACAACTATTTTAAAATTATTGCAGGTATATATATTATACTAATACTAATAGACCCTATGTTACTAGTTTGGGGATTTGTATTTCCTGCTGTATTAAGTTTCCACGGTGCTGCTGCAATTGGAGTAATACCTCACTATAGTTGGGCAGGTTATAGAGTAGTAGAGTCAACCGACGACAGTGTTAATAGCCCGTTAGCGTGTTTACTAAGTTTAGGTGAAGGATGGCATAACTATCACCATTATAAATCTTCTGATTATAGACATGGTCATAAATGGTGGGAATTAGATCCTAGTGCTTGGTTAATTGAAAGAATATTTATAAAATGAATAGACTAATTACATTTGGATGTAGTCATACTTACGGACAATGCTTGCCGGATAGGTCTTTATCGTGGCCTAGTAGACTAGCAAAACTATTAAATTTAGAATGTGTAAATTTAGGAGAAGAAGGTGCTAGTAATAAAAAAATATGGCATAATATTATAAATTTTAATTTTATGCCAGAAGACACTATAGTTATACAATGGACATATCCTGAAAGATGGTGTGTGTTAGATGAAACTCAATCTAAAAAAATAGGTCCATGGATTAATGACGCAGTGTCTACTGCATATTACGAACACCTTTTTAGTCATTACGATGCTAATTTAGATATAAACTTACGAATGTCACATATAAATTTATATCTAAAAGAGTTAAAGATATATAATGTATTATCACAAATAGATTTGCATAATAATTTAGATTTTAATAATTCTTATATACTCGACATTGACTTTGATAATATAAGAGAAAACAATGAAAAAGGAAGTGACGGTGTTCATGCAGGAGCAACAGCACATCAATTGTTTGCAGAACTAATAGCAAAGGAGATAAAAAATGACACCAGATGATTACTATATGAACTTTGCATACGTTAGCGAAAAGTGGTTATTTGAATATATGACCGAACATTATGCAGACTCAGACAATAAAGAATGGTTAGAGCAAATTGAGGACGAGCGAAAGCATACGTTAATGTGCGAAGGTGCTTTACGCAAACAAAACGTAAACTATTATAAAGATACAACTAAAAGCATAGAACATGCAATTTATGGAGAACTAGGAAATTTTTATCCTAAAAATGATGAAGAATTTAGTGCGCTAAGTTGGATTGTAGAAAAACGTGCATTGTTCTTGTACCGCTATTACATGCGTAATGGCAACAACGATCTTTATAAAAAAATTACACAAGGTATTATTGACGACGAAATGAAACATGTTGGGTTTCATAATGAAGAAATTACTCCGTCACACGAACGTATTCGAGATATTGACAAAGCTATATTTACAGCATTTAACGAAACATACGGACGTAAAGGTATGTTTGGGCAAGAGTTTTGGGAAGATCTTTTCACCGGTAAACTAAAGGAAAAAGTACATGTCAAACTACCTTGATTATGTAAGCAATACCAGTTGGGTAGATATAACACCAATGTTTGCTAAATGTCCTGTTGATCAAATCATGCAGGAAATACATTCTGTTGAAAATATGTTTTTAGAAGAACGTGATCCTGAACAATATAAAGAAATGCAGGAAAAAGGTGCTGTTGGTATAGGTGAGCACTTTGATGATCAAAGAAGTTGGGAAGCTGTAACATTGTTTAGTAGTACAGGTGATTACAAAGATATTTTAACACAGGGCATTTTACCTAATCAAGACCTTAAAACATATATGGAAAGTTTTAGAAACTTACGTAATCATAAATGGACACAACTAGCAGAATTAATGCCAAACACTGTAGAATGGATTAAGCAAGAAATAGGACAGTATATGCAGTTTAGTTATATTAAAATTGCTAAACTAGGTCCAAATGGCGATGTTCCTGTGCATACAGATGTACCTCACGAAGACTTTGATTTTTTAAATACACAGAATACATATAACATGCTTAACAGTTTTTTAGTAGAACTAAATTTTCCCAAAGGTGTTACGGCATGGCACGATGGTGTTGAATTACCATATCAGCAAGGATCTGTGATATTCTGTAATCAAAGTAAGTCGCACGGTACTACTAACAAAGGCACGGAAACTAGATACAATCTTAGAATACAAGGTTTGCATAATAAAAAATTTAGGAACGACTTGATGCAATCAGCTAAAAATTACAATATGTACCCTTCTACAAGCACTCAATACCTATAATGTACACATACAAAAATTATCCAATAAACGAGTATTACAAAATAAAACCAGATGTAGAATACATACTGGAAAGAATGTACAAGGATAAATTAAATTCAAATTATACTAAAGAAAATTTTTATAAAGACGATCATTTATTTGTAAGTATAATTTATAAGTATGATCAACCTTTCGAAGCTAGTACTGTTATTACACGCAATATGTTTAATAATGGTTGTAGAGTTTTAAATAGATTGATGGTTACTCCAACATGGCGAGAAAAAGGAACAGCAGTTGGTATACCAGAAACAACTCTCACTATGCTAAAAAGTCAAATAGAATTTGCTAGAGATAAATTTGATTTTGCATTTATAAGCAGAGAATTTAATACTTATAGATTTTGTAAAAGATTTGCAAAGGATGCAACTAATTTTTTAGACGAACCTTGGCATTACGAAACTGATAGATTTTTAGTTTGTAATGATACAAGTAAAAATAGTCCGTGTTGGCAAAACATAGCATGGACTAAATTTACAAATCTTGATATTTTTCCTTTACAACCTCAGTCATCTTACCACTAAGACACTCTCCATTTGCACTCATAAAAATTAAATCTGTAGGATTATTTGTACATTGTAATTGTACATCTCTATAATTATTCCACAAATAATCGTTAGGATACTTTTTCATAAGCATTGCTGCTAATGCCATGTTTCCAACAGGCAAATATGCAACATCATTTAAAAGTCCTTTGTCAATAATATAATCTTTGGCATACCATAAACCTAGACGATTAAGAGCTAATCCAAAGTTTTTAGAAAAACTAAAAAATATATTAGTTACGCTTTTAGGTATTTTAAATTCAACAGGCTTACTAGCACCATAGTATGCACAATCTAGCCAGCATTCAATTTCTTCCTGATGACACTTTTCTAATAATTGATGTTGTAACTCGTGTATTTTGCCATCTCTACAAAAAGGCAAACTAGTTACAAATACGCAATCGTCAGTTAAATCATTAATATCTTTAACCCATACAATGTCAATACCATGCTTGCTTGCAATAAAAGGATACCAACGATATTCGTTTTCAACCATTGCAAGTTTCTTATTTGTATGCGATAAAGCTATTAAACACTGTGTTATAGCTTCTGTACTACCGTTTACAGCGTACTTTCCAAAGTTTGGTAGTTTGATGCCAACCCAGGATTCAAACGTGTTGTAGAAGTCATCTATAGCTTCAAAACGTTTACTTACGTCCCAATCTTGATCAAAATAAAAATACTTTTGCATAGGAAAATTCATAATATCATTATGAATTTCAGGCGGTCTAAACGGTACTATTACATCTGTAATCGATTTGATTCTCATTATAAATCCTTCCTTAATAAATTATCACATAGATATTCAAAGCTATAACTTTCATCCCAATGAAAGCTCATTACAATCCTAGACCCAGGATTTTCATTTATAACTTGATGCCACGCTGTTGCCCTAAAAAGACCGCCGCAAGTTGTACTAGGATACCAACGTTCGCACACTTCATAATTGCCTTCTTCGCTATCCCAAAATTTAACATAACTCTTTTCCCATTCTCCATAAACAGGAAAATTGAGTGCTCCTACACGTTCAGCAATATCAACATGTATTGGTCCTATACCTGCATCGCTTTTTATAAAAGCAGCATATTTAGGTTCTATTGCTAGTTTATCTGTAATAGGTTTAAAATATTCCCATCTTGAATCATCTTTATCGCAATAATGCATCTGTATACCATAAGGGCCAATATTAAACCAACCTTTGTTAGCAGCAAGTATATTATCAACTTGTGGTTCATTTGAATGAAAAGGATCAGGCAGATTATCTAACAAATATTTTTGTCCAAATTCTAAAGTACATTGTAATTCAGGAAATTCTTTAAAATAGATCATTTGTTTCTCTCCAATCACTCTCCATTATCATTCCTGTAAGAGTAACACGAATATTTTCGCCTGCATCTTTATCTACTGCTGTAATACCGTGTACAACTTTTTTATTGATTAAAATTAATCTATTAGGTTTAGGAGAAACAAATGTACCTAGACCGTAATCAATTATAGGCTGATATTTTTTTCCTTGTTGAAACATTTCCATAGGACTATTAGTATCTGTATAACAATCATGATGAACAGTACCATCTTCTAAAGGTAAAACTTGTTGATAATCTATACTACCTAATGGCAATATTAAAAGTGTGCTATCCCAATTTATTTGCCAATGCCTATGCAAATAATATGTGTAGGTAGTAAATCCTAAATCATTATGCCATGGATTTTTACTACCTACAGGATATGCATGACACCGCATTGCAATTTCTATATAATCTTTAGCGAAAGGTTGTGCTTCAGGACATGTATCAAGAAATTTTGTAAAGTGTTTAAACCATAAATCACTGTTATCATTAAAAGGACCTTTGGTTAACCAACGTTTATTGTTCTTGTAATTTGCGCCATCAGTATAGTGCCAAAATTTATCGTCAGCCCCTGTTTGACTCCATTTGTCTACTTGTACTTGATTCCAAATTTTATCCCAAACATCTTGAGGTAAGAAATCATCTACGACGAGTGCTTCAGGTGTATTCATTACAATGTTATACATAAGACTCTCTTTCGCCTTCTCTAGTAAGGTCTAGTGTTACACAATGTAAACCGCTATCCCAAAAGTACTTATGTCTAAAATCAAATGGGATCATATCGACACCGTGTTTTTTAAGTTTACGTTCTACTTCAGAATCGTAGCCGTTAGTTATCACAGTGTTAGCATCTATACTTACTACGTTAATATCAAACACAGTTTCATCAACATAACCAATCCAATGATCTAACCAATTTGTAACTTTATCTTTATAAAAGTGTTGAATTTTAATATCATTAAAATAATCAGGTAGTGGCTTACGCTCTAGTTTAATGTAATCCCAACTTTTTAATTCTTCTGGTATTGCACTAGGATCCCAGCAAAACAATAATCCTGGCTTAATAAGAGCAATCTTACCATCTGCATGTCCTGTTCTTGGTATTTCTGCCCATTTAACATCGTAACCAATATTGCGCTTAATCCAGTCTAGTCCTGCTTGTGTTCCCCTGCCGTGCTGTCCAGGCGCATAAGGTTGTGTGTGTAACAGCGTGTCGCCGCATTTAATAATGTTTGCTGCATGCCATAGAATCTGGCCTTCTAGTTGTTCATACTCTTTGTAGTCGCTTTGTAGTAACGGTTTAGGCATACTTATATAGTTACGCCCTTCTTTAAATTTTTCAAGCATTATATCTAGAAAGTAATCACTTTCAGTATACCTATTACAATCTCCGCCAATAGTTCCGAGAATAGTATTTCCGTATACTACATGAAAATCTCTAGGACATATAGCAGGATAAGGAAACTTAGAATTCCATGTTCTTGTATTTTCTTTTAGTAAAGGAAGTTTCCTAGGTCTATGTACTTTCACACCATGTTGTTCAAATATTCCTGCAAGTTTAGAAAAGTCTTGTTCAGTCTCTTCTAATATTTTGCCCATGCCATCTACAAATTCGTTATCGTTAAATTGATTTAACGAATCTAAATCGTATGTAGATCCTACTATAACTTCTTTTAGTTTATCCCATTCTGTCCAAATCATACCTGGTTCCACTGTGATGCAACATATTCTCCGCGAGAGGCTACATTCATTCCTATGCTTATTCTAATATCGTCTGATACATTGCGCTCTGTTTTGTGTCGTATATAGCCAGGAAACATTATCAAGTCTCCTTGCTGTATTTTCATTCTTTGTTCAAATTCATCAAAAGGAAAATTAATAGGTTGTGATCCTAATAGTGCTTCTAAAGGATGCTGTATAATTAAGTCTCCCGAACCTTCTGTTTTATCAAGATAGTAAACTGCTGTAATAGGTGTTGGTCCATGAAAATGACTAGGAACATAACCATCTTTTCTACTAATGGTAGCCCACATTTCTTGTATATAAGGTTTAATATTAGGATGATAATTTAGCTCTTTCCAATACTCTGCAATACAAGGATTAATAGCGTTAACTAGCTGATTAGTTTCTTCCCAATTTTGCATGTGACGTTCTATACCATATGTGTTTATAGTACTAGCATCGTTCATACCTACAACACTTATATGATCGCCGTAACTATCAATGTTTAATAGTTCAAGTACCCGTGATCTAAAACTTGACACATCTATACCTTGTAAATTCTTTTTATAAACAGGTATACTAAAAAGTTGCTGTACATTACTCATTGTTCATAATTTCTTTATAATAATCTTTAGGCCAGTCATCATAATACGTTGTATCTAAAAGTACTTGTCTTTTTATTTCGATATCGTCTTTTTTTTGTATTAGAACACAGTTTGTAAAATTTTTAACAAAATGACCACTTTGTGGTGTACTTAAAAAGTATAGTAAATGTGGGTTCAGTTTTCTTAAATCCTCTAACTCATCTTCTATTCCAGAAGTAAACTCTCCTAACCATGCAATACCTATATCGTAGTTTTCTTCATCAAATTCTAAAAACTCTCCGTATATACCTCTAGGAGCATTTATAAACTGTATACGGTCTTGCAATCGTGCTTTACGTGCAAATGGACATATAGGATATCCATTTCCTCTAGTGGGTTCTATTTTGTCTTGTACCCATTCTAGAAATTGGGTTTTAAAGGTCTCAAAAGTCATAATTATAGAAATATTTATAGATAAGGTATTTTTTAATCGAGCAATGTGGCTACAAGGTGTACACGATCTTCTAAACTTGCGTTTAGTGCTGTGTGCTTTACTAATGTATTAGTTAACCACCAAGTGTGCTGAGGCAAATGTTTTACTTCATCTTCTATTAACATAAAACAGCCTTCTTGCGTAACTATAGGATAGTGTATGCGTTTAGTGTCATCTACATGCCAACTTAAACAAGTTTTAGGAGGACTTTTCATTAGCCGCACTCTGCCTACATTATAATTTTCTTTTAGTACATTATAAAGATCTTCAAACACAGTATTTTTAAACACAGTACACAAAACTGTAAAATCTGCTTCTTTTAACGGTGTTTCTCTTTCTGCTGGTACATGGCGCATGTGACCTTTTTCGTCATAAACTTCTTTACCGTTAGACCAATCATAAAACAAACTTCCTGCGCCATATAAAAAATTATCTTCTTCGCCTGCTACAGTGTTGATACAAATTTGATTTAAATCTGTCCAATGCACAATTTTATCTTTAAGCATATTATCTAATACACTTTTTACATCGTAATAAGGAAGCTCTAATGCTTTAAAATTCATTTTAATTTTCCAAATGCATATATACGTTCAGCACAAAAAAAACAATATCCACAATGTTCCCATGCATGTTCAGACAGAGTTTTAGTTTTGTGTTCTTGCCATCTAGTTTCGCAACTGTAAGACAACGGGTATAGATCGTCTAATCTGTCATAATATTTATATGCATCATATATAAGTTTTTTGTCACCGTGTACAAACGGTCTTATATTAATAAAATGTTTTGCGTCTATTATATTTTGTCCATACTTGTTTTTTCCTATATCTCTATCAAAATCTCTTTTTACAATGTGACTCTTTGCAATTTCATATGTTTCTGCATTATCTGCGTAATATTCTTTTACAGCATTTAGTATATTTTCTTCAAGAGGATTACTAGTTAATCCATTATAAATTGCATCAAAATTATAAAGTGTTTGGCTTTCTCTTATTAATTCACGTTGTTCTGTAATATAATATTGAACTGTTTGTCTATTGCGATGTTTTTTTGAGTATTTTACTATATGCTTTGCAGGTGCTTTACCTGTCAGCTCTGTTACTTTTTTTATAATACGTTTAGCACCTTTGCTGTACCAAGGTTTGAATTTTGTATCTAGAGTCATTGGATATATTTCTACATCATCTCTATCTTTATAGTAATTACATATTGCATAATACATTATTGTACTATCTGCGCCACCAGATAATTTTACACCTATCCGCTTCCAGTTGTCGTTAAAATAAAATAATCCATTCATATTAGTTCTACCCTATCTATTGTGTTATACTCGCATAATTTTATTACTATTTCTTCTGCTGTTTTATTTGTTTCTATCATTGCTACAGGTATATTTCCTATTGCGTTTTTAGGATCTCCTTTTGTAAAACCTAGTGCAGTTAAATAATTATTGTTTTGATCCCACCATGCATCCATACCTTGTAAAAACTTTTCTACACTTTCGACAGGTCTATCATGGAAGTATGCTGTAAAGTCTGGACTATACCATTTTAACGGACGTATATTATCTTCTCCTACAATATCATCTTCGTCTTTGTACACATCGTATAACGGTTTTCCTACTTCACAATAATTAATATAAACTTCTCCAAATTTACGATGCAACGTAAAATGTTTAAAATCATTGTCATCTAAAAGTTTCTTTTTCCGTTTATTAAATGTTACAACTATTCTAGGAAAATATCCTGTAGATATTCTATGCCCGCCGTAAAAATTCTCTGCCCTATGTATAATAACATTATACCTCTCTAGTGCTAATTTCTGTTTATCGTTAGCATTTACATAGTACTCTGCAGGATTACCAGATTCTCCTCTAAGTTTTTCAAAATAATGATGTAAATGATTTAGCTGTTCTTGAGGCATGCCTACAAATGCATCATGTTTAATAACTGTTTTTTCTGTATTAATAATATCAATACACTTGTTTAGTTCACTTACTATTTTTTCTTCGTTCCATACATCATTTGGAAAATTATAAAGTCTATCAGGTTCTTTAGCTGTTTTATCTTTTTCTAATACTTGTTCGCATAGTGCATTATACCATTTAACCGCAATGGGTGTATTGTATACTTTATAATTTAATGCATACTCATCTAGGTCACTATTTAAAAATACTATTTGAAATCTCATCGTGTATAGTCTTCTCTAAGTTCTTTACTTGCGCAAGTACGTTTGCATATGTCAATACATTTAGACGACCAGGAGTTTTCTATAGTAGTCAAAAGTCCTGCATTAACTACATCTGTTGCAGTGTGTTTAGATAGCAAATTAAAATCTTTTTCTTTATTAAGTGTCTTAAAAAATAAATCTACAAAAGAAGAATAATTATTATTTAAAGTCTTTTCATTGTAATCAATTTCCATCCAGCAGCACGGCCATAATCTACTATCGCCACTTATATAAATGCTCTCTAATCCTTGTGTAACTTTGCAATCTACAATTTCAGGACCATTAATATAAGATTTTGATCTATCATCTTGTAAAACATCAAATTCTTGATTTACAAATTTATATATTTTTTCATACCACTGCTTAGATCTATCTTCTTTATCTAAATTTTTATTATTTTTTACAAATTCTGTAGGATATAGTATAGCAACTTCGTCAAAGTTTTTATCAACTAGTGCATCATATTCTTTGTAAAATCTAACACTGTCGTTTGAATAAAATTCTGCAAAGCCCAAATCTTTACTCATTTGTTTACAAGCATCTACCTGATGTTCGTTATTACCAAACACATTCATTATCCAACGGGCATAGCCGCCTGCTTTTATGTAAGCTTTTGCATTTTTTATTACAATGTCAAAGCGTGTGTTTCTTCTGTACAAATGATGAGTATCTTCTAGTCCATCTAGTGCAAACTCTACGATAACATTTGGTTGTTTGCCTAACCAACTCCAAAAACCAGTTGACAATGCGCCGCCATTTGTATTAATTTGTATATGCAAATGTTTGTCTAAAAAAGTTTGTATAAATTCTTTAGGAGATCTATGCATTACAATATCTCCATAATTACCATTTATTAAAACTTTTTTTATATTATTAAAAAAATCGTCAGACAACATTTTTTTAAGATTGTTGGGTGTAATCTCTGTTTCTGGTATGTTAGGATAAGTTTGTAAAGATGCTCCTATAGTGCGAGGGCATTGCGGGCATGCTGCATTACAACGTTTAGTAGGCTCAATATGTAAATATTCAGGTAAATCTTTGTATATTCCAATTATCATAATCTTCCAAAAGCCCATTTTCTTTCATGACACCACCAACAGTTTCCGCAGTGTTCCATTCCGGGATCCTCGCCTACTACATGTTCATTCCATTCACAGCTTCGTGTAACTGGAAATAGTGTTTCCAACAAATCATATTCTTTATATATTTCTGCTATTTTCTTTTTATCATAGTTTGTCCACGGAATGTAGCTAAATCCATATCTAAATACTTCCTTTTCAATATCTGGATTTCTAGTATCTTCATAAAAGTCACCATAAAAAGTTTTACGTTCTTCTATCGGAGGAACATTTGTAATACCGGCGTACAACACATTAAACTCTTTTTTATCTAGATATTCAAACGGCAAACGTTCAACATATGTATCTATATAATCGGGAGAATAGTCTATATGATGTTCAAAATTATAATTACCTGTTAATTGCGCACATCTATAAACTACATTTACTGCTGCTTTTGCGCCTGTGATTTGTTTTGTACCGTCTGCAAGTGTGAAAATGTGTACACGGTCTTTTGAGTGCTTTAGTAAGAAGTATAATAGTATGGCACTATCAGCGCCGCCGCTAACACTAATAGCATTAGGTCCTTTGTATATGTTAAATTCTACACCACATAAATTATGTGTTTCAACTATGTCTGCCATCATAATTCCTCTATTTCAACTTTAGTTAATTCTCGTTGTAGAATTACTTTTAGAAAATCCTCTGGGTAAACTTTGTGTAATCGACCTAATGGAATATGTCCTAGTGAATTTACAGGATCTGTAACGTCTATATTGCTGTTTTGCATCCATTGTATACAATTAGTTATTTCTCTATGTTGTTTTTCAACATAATCTGACTGTAGCACAAAAAAGAAACTTGGACTATATTTAGATAGGGGCACTGCTGTACTAGCAGGCCTTCCACTTTTAAATGTTTTTAGAAAATCTTCGCCGAGTGCATTATAATTTAAGTAAACTACATAAGGTTCAATATACGGATCATACAGTTTGTAATCTTCTTTTTTAAACGGAACTTTTGGAAAATTAGGAACTCTAGTTTTTGAATCTACGACTCTAAAACGCACTCGTGGTGCTGCTGTTTGATTTTTAATTGCTGCTTCTTCTGCATGATGTATACAGTCATTAAACTTGTCTAATAGTCCTATTATAGATTTATATAGAGGATTTACAGCCAGTTGTTCGTAAATGTAATGCAAGTCACTTAATTCTTGTATTGTAAACTCAAACTTTTCTGTATACAAATAAGGAATAGATTGAGAGTATGCTTTGTTAATTTCTTGTATTATAAGTCTTAGTTGTTTAAAACTATCTTTGCCTACAAATCCGTTTAGTGTAATTTGGTAACTATAATTTTTATTATCTATATATTGTTGAAGGTCAGTTAACCAACGATTAATAAAATCGTTGTCATTTAGTCTTATACTAATAGTATGTCTTTCAAATGTTAATTTTAAAAGTTTCATTTCTTTTTTCGTGTACTTTTTAAATCAGCTACGCAAGTACATTTAGATACTGTACAAGTAATAAACTCTTTTGGCAAGTTCCATACTTCGTCATCAACGTGTCCGATTGGACCTCCAACTTTGCAAGTACCTCTATACAATGTTCCGTCTGCTGTAATTTCTAAACTTTCTAGTCCTATGCCGCAATCCCAACCTTCAAAATTAACAGCATCTGCTTTAACTAAGTCATTAGCCCATACCTCTGCACTTTCTGTTTGTGTATAAACTTTTAAATCAGGCCTCATCTACATTCTCCAATTGTGCGTACCTAAATGTACTATCGTTTAAAAAACGTAACTGTTCTTCTGTATATACAGGATCGTATCTTTCACCGTCCCATTTTTTACGTATACGTTTCATATAGTATATAATACCATGCTCTTCACAAAATTTTACTAGTTTAACTGCGGTGTCCCAAAATTCTGGTTCCATCATAAGATTTAAACTTACATGCTTGTACGGAAACTTATTTGCTTCTTTATGCGTTTCTACTAACTTGTGAGTAAATTCATCAAACTTTAAGTACTCAAAATGGCTGCTAAATTGAATAATGTCTATTTGATTTATAAGTTCTTTAAAGTAATCAGCAGTTCTGCTACCGTTAGTATTAAGTCCCACGAACCATCCATTTTTAGTTTTAAGATGCTTACACAAATCCATAAAAGCAGGATTAACTGTGGGCTCTCCTCCTGTGAACCAAATGCGCACACGTTCTCTAGGACTATTAAGTTCTATTTTGTCAGCAATAGATTTTAAACTGTCTAAATCTCTATGAGGACTAGTAAGGTCGTGAAGTTTGTCAGGACAATAAATGCAATCATAATTGCAACGTTTTCCAATATTCCAATGTACATAATAGTAGTCTTTATCTCTTGTAGACTCCATTGCAATTATATCTTTATAATCTACCATTCTAGTGTCCTAATATACTTTAATTGTTTATCTGTATACGGATAAATTTTATTGCTATTTGACTTATCTACCAAAGGTTCTACATTAACAAATACACATTCTTTATCAAGTTTTTTACATTTGTTTACAAAATTTATATATGTTTCATCAAAGTCTAATGGCAGCATTACCTTTATTACTAAGTGTGCAGTGTCTATCTTATTACTTGCAACATATTCTATTTTTGCGTATAACTTATCTAATTGTGTATATTCAGAGTGTATGCTTAAATATATTCCACCAGCATTAGTATAATCTAATAATTGCTTTTTATTTGTTGTTCCGTTAGTATTTGTAAATACACTAACATTGTTATGAGATAAACAATAATCGACTATGTTTTTATAAGCAGGATTAATTGTAGGTTCGCCGCCTGTAAATGTTATTTTTATATTGTCTAGATTTACTTGTTTATAAATGCTATCAAAAGCATTTTTAAAATCAGTAAACTGCATGTGTGGACTGTTGTTATCATGTACACTACTAGGGCAATAACTACAATCGTAATTACAACGTTTTCCAATATTCCAATTTATTGAAAAATATCGTTCGTTTGAACCTATAGCAATTATATCTGCATTATCGTATAACGGTGCATTGTTTATTACTTTAAAATCTACTAAAGTATTTTTTGCTTTGGATATGTTAATATCACTTGCACAATAACACTTTTCTGCAGGACATAGCATAGGTTCTGTTGGCAAAACTATATCAGTAAACACATTTCCGTATTTTCCGCTATGACGGCAAACATTACCGTATACATCGCCTGCACTGTTTATCCATAGAAAATCAAATCCTGCAGAACATTTCCAACCTTTAAAACTATTAAAAGTTGTTTTAGCATCTGCTAATGTAGTCGATTGTATATCGTCGTTAATTGTTTTTACTAATAACATTATAATCCAAAGTGTTGCCTAGTTAGTGGACCAATTACATCTTCAGCTTTCATATTACGCTGTGCTAGTAATACAGTAAATTCTTTCTTTAATTGTTCGGTTGTATAATTATTGTTTCCAGGTACTAGTGTTTTCTTTAGTCCTGACGATTTAATCCGAGAACGCACATCTTCTATTATATGCTTTGGTAAGTTTTGATAATTCATTAAATGTGTACTAGGTTTGATTTCGCAACTGTAACCTACTACATCTTTTACTTCCCAAAAGTATTCTTCAATTTCTGGCAAAAACTCAAAATTAAATATGTTAACTAAGTTCGACACGCTGATATGAATATTATCAAATTTATTATTTCGCAAGTATTCTAAATTTTTGTGCATCTTACTCCATTTGTGTGGCCAGCGTATAAACTCATAGTTAGAATCGATACTGTCTACACTAATGCGTAAATGTGCGCTTTTAGTTTTACTTAGACGAGAAAATATTTCTTCATTAAGAATAGTTCCGTTTGTAGTAACTTCTAAGTGTAAATCTCTACAATAATCTTTATCAATAACATCTGCAATCTTATCCCAATTTTCTTTTAAAAAGGGTTCTCCGCCAATTAGTTTAAGAGTATGAACTTTGTAATGTTGTAGTATTTCAGCAATAACATCTGCTGTTCTAGTTGAACCTGCACTAAAAGAATTAGTTAAAGGTATCCAAGACTTTGGCCTATTGTCGTCATCTAATTTATTAGAAAGTTTATCAATTAAACTACTTGCATAACTAGTACAAAACGGACATGCAAGATTACAACTGTTACCTAACACTACATCTAATTTATTAATATCGTACTCTGAATAGTTAATACTATTGATCTTATCTCTAGGACTTTTAATACCTTTTGTTTCATAGTTTTTACAACCTATACACGCAGGATGTAAGTCATCATTATTAGCAAAGTAATCTCTATAATATTGTAACGGTGCTAGATTCATAATGTCTTTAATAGATTCTACTTTTACAGGTTTGCTAAACTCAGAAGGTTCAAGTTCGTGTGTAATATGACAGCAAGGTTTTATATATGCATAAGTTTCGTTGTTTATATCGTATATTTTTATTCTTGCGCCTTTTTCTACATATCCGCAATAATTTTGTTTCATAATTGTCTAGCCTTGAGTAGTTTGATTTTTTCTATTGAGTTTACAATGCGTTTATTGTAATAAATATGTTGTTTTTTAATCGAATCAAAATCTAATCCAAAAACACTTTTTACTAAATTCCAAAAAATTCTATTATTTTTGTCATCTCCTAACATATCTACTTGTACCATAGAGTAGTTCTCTTTATAAATTGTGTAAACTTTTTCAATAAGTTTTTTGTTTGCAAATTCTTCATGTAATGTTATAATAAAAAATACGTTTTTTTCTAATAATTTTTCATATAGTGCAGACGGAGCAGTTCCGTTACTATTGATAGTGATATGACTAAACCTGTATTCATAACATAAATCAACTAATTCTATCAATTCTTTACTAAGTGTAGGTTCGCCACCAGTTATTATTAGATTAAGTTTGTAATTTGACATAGATTTAAATTCCAAACACTCAAATAATTTTTTTATTTTTTCTAAACTTAAAAAGTTACCATAATTATTATGAACAAACGGACTACAGTATATACAATCATAGTTACATCTTTTTGTATAGTCTAATGTCAAAGTAAAATCTAAATTTTTGTTGGCTCCTCCTAGTGCAATTACTTCATCTTTTTTTGTTAAACTAGGTAAAGTACTATAATCTCGAACGCTATTAGCTTTCTCGACAAATAAATCATATGTTTCTTGATCAATGGATTTATATGCTAACAAATCGCTTCCGCAAGAACAAATCGAAATCCTACAATTATTACTTGCATTATGTAATAAATTTTTTATTTCATCAAATTTTGTCCACCAAGGAGATGTGTCTGTAGATATCCTTAAATTACCACAGACACCCGACATAGCATTTCCATCTACACTGAATGACACAGCATTTTTTGCAATTGGACAAAACCAATTTTTAAACTTTATATTTCTTTTTTTTATATCACGCAAGTTAGTTTTTTTTAACACACGTTTATTTGTTAAAACTAACACTGTCATTTTATACCTATCCTCATAAATCTTTTATATTTAGATAAGTTAAGTTCTCCTTGATAGAACACGTTTTCCATCGGTGTCATTCGTGCAAAATCATCTAAGTCTATACAACAATTAATATGTTCAGGCAAATCAAAATAATTATTAGTTTGTAATAAAACACATGTGCCTACAGGTATTTTTTCATACCATAAATTAAAATCTTTTATGTGCTCACAGCTAGTGTTAATTATAGTATTGGGCATGTCTACAAGATTTTGCGAAGTTCCATTAGAACGAAAGGTAACATATTCAGTTGGATAATCTAATTCGTTTATATTAGCTGTCGATGCTTTAAATTGCCAACCGTCTATTACCCAAGGTCGATTTATAGTATCTGCTATAGGAGCACACATTTCATCTATATCAAAACTACGAATTTTATCAAACTTATCTCTAGCACGTTCAAACATCATACTAGCTAATGTGCCGTACCAACCTGCGCATATAAAAACTGTCCCTAAATTATCTGGAAGATTTTCTACTAGCCATTCTTTGCTTTTTAATTGTCCTAAACTATAAGCATCGACCAACGCAGATTCGCATTTAGGAAATTTATTTAATGTTCTTTTCATTTGACTAATAGTATTATTATTAGGATAAAGATACTCTAATCCATTTAAAAGATTAACTGTATTGCTCATTAAAACACTCCTTTAGCCAATCAAAATCATTTATTAACTTAAGATCATCGCGATTAGAAAGGCCAAACTCACGGCCAGCCCTAGCACCGGCAAGAGCATAGGAACCGTAAGGTCTGTCTTCTCCAACTGTACACCACGTTTCAAGTCTTTTTTCTGTTTCGTCATTTTTCTGCCTATCAATTATTTTACTACTAAGTTTAGCACATTCACGAAATGCACTTTTCCAGGTATTAAATGGGTCAGTATTAAATGCTGTTACGTTTGCAACTTTGTGAACTGCTTTAAATTTTGAACTGATGCTAGTAGTCATATCAGGCTTACTAGTATCCATATTAATAGTTAATCTACGAGGAAGTAATTTTATTCCACCATATCCATATACTAAGTCATTAATAGGATTTTTACTGCGCCATACGTGAACAGTTTCTAGATCGTATTCGTCTACTTCGTAGTCAAAATTAAAGTCATCTACAATCAACGCATCTGCATCAACTACCCAAAACATTTTAGTAAAACATTTTTTAGCTGCGTCAATATGTGCCTGATGTATACCTTTAACACCGTGTACACGTTTTGCCATAGGAAACTGTTGTTTTAATTTTTTAAAATTTTCATCTGCGTTTGGTTCTTGATATGATATAAAAACAATGTCATACATTTCTTGTGTTGCCGTAATAGATAACTTTGCTTACGTTAGATACAAAACTGCGCCAAGGATCTACAACTACACTGCCTGCAGGTACAACACAATAAAGTGTGTCAGTGTCATCGCCTTCCTCTTTCATATACTTGTAAGTTGTACTAGCACTATGAGCTAATAACATTACACAAGGCCCGTTTGGTTCGTTATTGTCTCCAGTTAATGGATCAATATACGTAGGAGCAAAGCCATGTGCTTCACAGTAGTGTCCGACTAGTAAACTATAACTACCATCACAGTATTCTACACCTGGCTTATATGCTTTACCGTGAATGTAAATAGGCAAGTTATGTTCGTTTGCTTGTTCTACTAGTTTAAGTGCAAGATTTTCTGCTTGTATTTCTCTAGCATGCATTATACTGTCAAACAAGTCGTAACCTAGTCCTAGTTCTTGTGCCATGTAGCGTAGTGCAATGTTATCACGTGGATGGCATGCGCCACCATCTCCCATTCCTGCTTTCATATACTGCGGGCCCATAATACGCATAGTACTTTGTGCTAGTGCATCTGTTACAACATCAACATTAATGTTTCCTTGACGTTCTGCAACGTCTTGTATCATATTCACTAGTCCAATTTTAGCACTAATAAATGTATTGTAGAATACTTTAATACATTCACACTCGTCCCATGTACCAATTACATAGCGAGGATCGTTTTCCATTACGGTTTTATAAAAGTCTACAAGCTGTTTTGCATCGCCTGTTTTGCTTCCATCTTCTGTGCCAATCATTACCATTTCTGGATTTACCATATCCCATGCTACACTGCCCATAGCAATTAAATAAGGATTGTATACAAAACGTGTGTTAGTAACTAGCTGTACAAACTCTCTGCGTGTTGTACCAGGTAACACTGTACTAATAAGAACAAGCAACTGATCTTTGTTCATATGCTTGTTTGCTTCTTCTATAACATGTTGAACAATGCCATATCCAAAGTCTTTAGGTTCTAAATGTGCTGTAGGAGCTCTGCCATCATAATCTGTATCGTGCGGCGTTGGAACAGCAACAAACACAATATCTCGATCTTTTACAACATCTTCAATTGTGTCAACTACTGTTACAAAGTCACTTGTTCTAGGTGCAATATCGTATCCAGACACATTATGGCCTTTTTGTACAATAGCTTCTGCACATGGCATGCCAAGTTTACCTACACCGATAAAACCGATATTCATTTCTTACTCCTATAATATACGTATATTATTTATTGCTAAACACAGGCATTGTAGACAGATCAGGATAATCTTTGTATGACCATTTTTTAGGTTTTGATACTATTGCGTTTTTAATTCTATCTATGCCTAGTTGAGCCGTTTCAGGCGTCATATAATAGTGATAACCCATTTGGTATACTTGTTGTTCTGCCCAAGGTGTATTTCTGTGTCTACCGTCATAACTCATTTTTATTAGCTCTGCACGATCTAACGCACTGTCACATAAAATTATTCCGCCTCTACCTAGACCTAGATGTTTTTTAAATTGAAAACTTAAACACATAAAAGTGCCTGATATGTAACTTTTCTCTCTCCATAAAACTGCTGCATCAATTATACGAGTGTTTGGAAATTGATAGTATTCATACCATTCTTCGCCTATAAAATGCCAACCAATATTTAATTTTTCTAGTGTCATTGGAACACTTAGGTATGTGTTTTTTGGACAAGCTGTATGTTTTATATTCTTATAACGCAAACATAATTCTATAGCATGTGTACAACTGTCTGTTGCTACAGCATAAGGTGCGCCAAAAAAGTTTGCTACTTCATGTTCAAATTGTTCTACAACATCAAAACTCATTACATTGCCTTTAACAATCTAGCAGGGGATCCTACATATATTCCTGCGGTATCAACACTTTTAGTTAGGTTAGAAAATGCACCTAGGGTAACATTATCACATACATCTATTTTGTTTATTGCACCACTTTTAAAATTAAACATACAATTCTTGCCTATGTTTGTTTTACCAGCAATCATTGAACCACTGTGGAACATACAATTGTCACCCACAGTAACATCGTGACTAATCAAACAATATGTTTCAATAAAGCAGTGTTTGCCCACTACAGCACCTTGCATAACTGTACTAAAGTTAGCAACACATGACCCTTTTCCAATAACTGCGCCTTCATGTATAACAGCAGTGTCATGAATATATGTTACACAATCGCAGTCGTATTCGTCTAGCAAATCTACTGTTTGCGCACGTTCTTGTAAATCTAATGCAAATCCTATAAAGTACTGAAAGTCATCTTTGTTTTGCAATTGCTTAAACTCTTGAGGACTCATGATACTGCAATCTTCATTAACAAAGTTCTTACCATAGAACATACTGTCCTGTGTGAGTATGCTTTGTTCGTATCCAATAATTTTAAGAGGCTTTTCATTTTTAATTAGCATATCGTATTCTCTTGTATATTTTGTTTTTAGTAATAGGTGCTTCTAGTAGACGTTCTTGTAGTTCTTCTATCCATGTTTTGTTATGAATTAAAACATATGCCATGTCTGCATACATATCTTTTAAGTCGTCTATACTTTTTGAATTAATCCAGTCAATTAGTTCAAATACTTTTTTCATACGTTTACTATGATCCTGTTCTGTATCATAACTTTCGTCAAACCAATCGCTAAATGTCATAAATCCCCAGGCTCTCATGTATTCTAAATTACCTGGAGGTCCTAGCATTATTACAGGCTTATAGTTAAGCATAGCATTCATTATCTTTTCTGTCAAGAGACCTGTTGGTTCTGCGTAACGTGTTTCATTGACAATAGCACAAAAACATTCTGCATACGAATCTTTAGGATTTGTGTCTATATGAATATCAATGTAATCATCTATGTTTAATTTTTCTTTTACAGGAATGTCCATACTCAAGGGTGCAAGTTCAGCTAGTTTGTTTGCTCCATTGCGTAATACATCAACACACGGTAAGTTTTCTGAGTAAGCATTATCTAGCAATACCTTTTCGTTACTGTTGTATAACCAACTAAGATTATAACTGTCTGCGGTTTCTGTTAGGTAGCTTGCTACACAATGTCTATGACTGGCATAACGCCAATTGCCACACCAAAACTTTTTAGTAATTAAATTACCATCGTGTACGCCTTCTTGTTCATCAACATTTATTGTAGCAGGATATATCCATCCTACAGGCGTACAGTCAATTTCAAGTTCTGGATAGTGTGTTTGAAAATATTTTTTGCTGTTGTAACTAGGACTGTATACTTCTACTTTTGTTAGCCCATTGTTTTGTACATACTGCTGAATACTGTCTAGTTCTCTAGCTCTAATATGTTCTGCATCTGTGTTGCTCCAACTAGTGTAGATGCCATCTTTGTCTACTCTTGTGTCGTATGTTGACAACGGTTCCCACAGATAAAACTTTAATCCTTTTTTATTACATATTTCTCTGTTTCTATCAGATATTATAGCATTGCTAGATTCTAACCATTTGATTCTGTCAACACTGAAATATACAGCATAAGGATTTCCTACATTTTTAAAATATGTTTGTTGTAAATCTTTCCAAACTTCGGCCCAACCTTGTTGTAGTTGAGTTTTTAGATTTGGAAACCAAATATTTCCAAGGGATATATTACTATAAAGACCTGTATCATTAGGACTAGTTAATCTTTGTTCCATTTTTCTTTTAATCCGTTAAATTCAGGAAATGCTTTTTCAAAACTTATGTTGCGGCGTTTGTCGTATTCTGTAAAAAATCTAACAAAGTTTTGCTGTGCTGCTGTACGTTCTTGTTCTGCAGCAAATCCTTCTTTCATAAATTCTATTGAGCGTTCAAATCTAGCAATTTGGTGTGGTTTAAACCCTGTCCAACGTGTTTCTCGTTGTCCATCAGGATGAGCTTTCATAAACTCTAATGCTTCTTCTGCATAATGCCAATATTCTTGCGGAGCAAGTTTTAAACTTTGCCATGCAGGATGATGTAGTGCAGGAGTATCTACAAACACACGATGATTGCCGTAGTATGTTAATTTGCCTGTAGTTTCGTCTCTGCGTACTTTACGCACATTATGGGCCTTTTGTAGCGCATATATGCCCTCTAGCAAGCGTTTAATGCTAGGCAAGCTCAACATATTAAACGTAACAATAAACGTTACTAGACCGTTGTGTGTCTTTGATAGATAGTTGTTTACGTTGTTCCATAAACGATCAAAGTCTAAACCATCACGCATGTACTCTGCTTGTTCTCCCCATCCATCTACACTTACGTACAATCTGAATGAATTTAGTTTATTGTATTCTGTAATAAAACTTACTGTATCTACAAAACGATTCCAATTTTTCTCAGGCACACTTGCATTTGAGGTGATACTCATATCAAGATCAGGACGTCCGTTGTCTACTACATAATCTAACACACGAAATGTATTCTTGTCAAGTAACGGTTCGCCGCCTGTCATACGAAAGTGTTTTAGTTTAGGATATAATTCAGGCCACCATTTCCAAAATGCTTCTACATAAGGATTGTATTCTCTAACAGGAATTGGATATTGTCCTGTTTGCTTAAAGTAGTCAATACTGTTGTGCGGTACTAGTGTAGGGTATGGGCCGTTTTGTTCTATATCTTCTGCCCATTTAGAACTTAGATGCGGAGAGCAGTATGAGCATGCTAGATTACAAGCATGATTAAAATTTACTTCTAAATATCGTGGTTCGATATCTCCGTCGGCTCCTTTAGCAATTACATCATCCCAGCCATCTTGTGCCCAAGGTTCTGATGAACGATAAAATCTATCACTGAGATGATCACCTTGCATTGCTTCAACCTTCCAGCATGTTGAACAACCTTCTGGCTTATCACCGCATAACATTGCAGCACGTTCTTTTTTCTTTTGTGCTGTATTGTGCAGTGCTTTAAAATTTTCTTCAACTTCGTCTGCATCTATTTTATGCAATGGAGGCAAAAAACAACTATTAGTTAATCCTGTTGTTAAATGGATACTAGACCACAACCATTTAGCCATACACATACTAGGTGATATCTCATTAAGTAAAGGAATCACTTCTAACGCTGCTGCTTGCGGATCTGTTTCTTCTAGTCTTTTAGCCAAGGATATTCCTCTAGTATATATTCTGCAAATTGTTTATGTGCTTTAGGACCCGGGTGCCAATTATCTAATCCAACGTCTACATATGGTAAAAATCCTATATTGTTTTTATCTACAGAAAAATCAAATTTAACTAAATTTTCAAATAATTTTTGATCGTTATCAAATTTATCTCTAACTGTTATAGGAGAAAAATTAATAGTTTTAATGTTTTTATTTTTTAATTTGTAATTTATTCCGTTTAATAATAATCTAATATCGATAGATTTATCATATACGTTATATAAATTCATCATCATTTTGTAATAATTTTTTGCCTTTTGTGTTTTTGAGTTAGGGGTTATTTGTTGTATAGTGTTGTCTTGGAAAAAAATAGTATATCTGTTTATCAATGTCCATTGTATCAAACAAATATCTGTTTCATGAAATTGAAAATTATCTACTAAGTGTGCAATTTGTTTGTTACTTGCACCACAGTGAGCCATATTTACAATTTCTTTGTTTAACTTTTTTGCAATTAAGTTAGGCCAAGAAAACATACTAGGATATTTTCCTGGACCTAAATTTTCATTAATACAATCTCTAAGTCCATGACCGTATGTAAAACTACAACCAAAAGTAATTATTCTATTCATTTAATTGTTACTCTTTCAACCATGGAAATTTTTCTAACATTAATTTTGCAAATAATTGGTGTGTTTTTGGACCTGGATGATTTTTATCTTGTGCATAATCAATAGTATGATCAGCTAAACACGTATTCCAATAATTTTCCTTGCATATAATATTTTTTTTAATATCTTCGCCACCTGGAGGTGCAGTATGTAACACTTTAGTTATATTGTTATGTTTGAGTAAGAAGTCTGCATAATTTATGTACCAGCTAGTGGTTTTTTCATTGTTGTATGAACTATAAAACATTTTATAATACGTAGTTGATACATAGTCTTTTTTCCAAGGCCCAAGATCCGTAGATTTGATATAATTTTTTCTAAATTCATTGCCTAATATACAATCTCGTTCCATAAAACTCCATTGTAATATAACTGTGTCATCAGGTTTTATTAAATCTAAATATGTTTCTAATGCACTTAAAATCCATTTATTACTTTTTCCAGGATAAGCGCAATTTTTTACTTCTTTTATATTCAAATAATCAGCAATCAAATTAACATATACTAATTTACTCGGTTCAGGACCTGCTTCGTTCTTTCCTACTATACAATCTACAAGTCCATGACCATATGTATAACTACACCCAAAGGCAAATAACCTAGCCATATAGTGCCTCCAACAGATCTTTCCTAAGATCAGCATGTATATTATTTTGTCTATACATCCAATGATAAAAATTATGTGTTAAAATTTCATGACAATCACTATATAACTTTTTTAATTCAGTATTATCCATAGAAATAATCCTACTTATTTCTTTAAATACAGTTTGTAATCGTTCTGCATTATCAAAAACATCATCGTAACTTTCATCTATTATCCCATCAAAAGTTTTATATCCTAAACTTCTAAAATTTTTTAAATCATTATAAGCACCGAGTAAAATAAAAGGTTGCCAATAAATTATAGGTTTAAATATTTTTTCACTAAAAAAACTTTGTCCGTTGTGAGCATATGTTTCAGTAACAATATGTAACCAACTATTGTAAAATTTGTCAGGTTTGGTATCTACAGTAGGATTATCATCTGCCGCATTTATTCCATCTTTATATACTAAAGGCAATTTATCTAAAAAATCTACGTTAAAATTTTTCCATATATTTGGATAATACTCTTGACAACTCTTTAAAGATGTTTCGTAATAAATAGTATTGCCATTATCAGTTTCTTTACAACAAGTTAATATACCATCATTATGATAGTTATTTGTATATAAAAATTCTGACAACAATAATCTATGGGCGTGGGGGCGCCTATTTAAACAAATAAATTTATGTTTTCTATTACGTTCATACGGTTGTAATACTCGATACATAGATGCATAGTCAAAAAGTGCTCTGTCATTACGCATATGTTGTTCCCACCAATTATAATAAACTGATTTAGTATTAAAGTCAGGTGTTAACATATTTCCACTACAAATAACAAAATTATGATAATTTAAATTATATTTTTCAATAAAGACATCGATTATATTTTTAAAATGTGTATTGAAACTCCAACCTTCCATTACATTAAGAATTAAAATTTTACACATTCCTTTTTTAATTTTTTTTAAATGCTCAGGTTCAATATATGCAATTTCTTTCCAAGTTTTTGCTAAATTTGGATGAGGCTGAAATGGCACAGGATAATAATATTTTTTATTTTTAACTTGCTTTAAACTAGTTACTGGTTGATACACACTTGTTGCAGGAAATCTTGTTGCTCCTAATGAAATGTAAGGATCAACATGTGCATGAAATCCTTCAAGATGTTCTTTTTTAAGTCCACTATGAAACCAATATAATGGTTCATTAAAATCAGTTCTTTTCCATTTAGCTTCTGTTAAATCTTGTCTTGCCCAAACTAAAACTTTATCCATCTGCTAACTCCTTGCACTGATAATAGAATTTTGTAAAATTAGGGAATGTACTTAAAAAATCTTTTTGTCTTCTAAAATCATATGCACTAAAAAATTTATAAAACTGTTTCATTTCTCTCGACTTATCTTTATCTAAATTAGATTTAACAAAATCAATTGCTCGTCGCATTTTTTCAATTTCTGTATCTTGGAAGCCGTAGTGCCCAATTAATTGTTCCTTATTAGATAACATAAATGTTAAATCTTCTTCCATAATACGTAATTCATTTTCACCTGCAAGTGCAACTGTTTGCCAATCAGGATAAGTTAGATAACTAATATCTAACCAAAGTTTTTTCCAAGTATTAGAACCATTTATCTTTCTCCATTCTAAAAGCCATTCTAACAATTTTCTAAAATTTGGAATACTTAATAGATTGTATGTTGCCATAATGATTGTTTTAGCTTTCCAATCTAACATAGGTATTTCTGTTGTAACTCTATTCAGATTAACTAAAAATCTATCAAACTCCATTCCGTCACGTATGTATTCTGCTTGTTCACCAAAACTTTCAACACTTGTATATAAATCAAAATTTTTAATTTTATTATTAAGTATTAGATCATTTGCAATTTCTATAAGTCTATCTATAAACACATCTTGTACTCCAAGATTAGTATTAATGCCTAAGACAAGATTAGGATTAGGATTTTCTTGTATGTATTCTAATATACGCCAAGTATGTTTACTTAACAGCGGTTCGCCACCTGTAATACGAAATACTTTTAAGTTTGTATAAAGCTCAGGCCAAATTTTCCAAAATGCATCAATGTAAGGATTCTCTTCCCTTGCAAGTATAGGTATAAGATTTTTAGATTTCATGTAATCTAAATTATGTACTTCGTAGTCTCCTATATCGTAACCTCCACACTGTTTAACGTCTTCCATCCATTTACTAGAGATTTGGGGGCTACAATACATGCAAGCAAAATTGCAAGTATTATTAAAACTAACTTCTACATATGTAGGCAAAAACTTTTCATCTAAAGGATTAAGTTGTATTTTTTCTAATTGGCCTTCATTCCAATCTTCGCCGCTCTTGTAATGTCTATCACTTAGATGACCTTGGTTTAAGTTTTCAATATTCCAACAGTAATTGCACTCTTCCGGCTGTTCACCTGCTAACATTTTTTTGCGTTGTTTAATTTTGTAAATTGAATTATGCAATGCGTGAGGATTTCTTTTTAGCTCATCTAAAGGAACAAAATGTGGAGCAGGATGATGACAGCTATGCGTATGTCCATTATGTAGATGCATTGTTACTTGTGTCCACTTAGCAAGACACATTGAACAACTTATATTATTAAGCTTTTCTCTTGCAATTTCTGCGTTAGAGTTATACGAGCTTTTTGACAAGAGTGCTCCTTTATTCTATATCAATAATTTGATCTAATCTATTTGGATTAGTATAGACTGCTTTAAAAAATTTACTTTGAGACCCATTTAATGGAATAGTAGATATAGGAATTTCTAATTTTTCAATAAGTATATCTCCTAAAAGTTCTATTTCATTTTCTAAATTTTCTTCTGTTACAGTTTCTATTAACTCATCCCAGTGTTCATTTAAATAATCAAAATCACGAACATTTACATAATCCCAATCTGTACACATAGTCCGCCATAATCCTTCACGAGCACCGTATATAGCCCATAGACCATTTTCTACGTCAGCACCTACCATCAACCAAACGTAAAGACGATGTAAATTTTTCCAATGATTTTTGTGGAACTCTTCTACAGTTACTTTTACACCACGATCGAGAGCCATCTTGACTCCTTCTCTAAATCCTGCTCTCCATGCTTGGTGCGGAGTAGCATTGTTATATACATCCGAAAAACAACTATTTTGTTGAATGTATCTAACATCCCAGCAAAAATCTACTTGCGCATGTGCATTTTTTGGATCTGCATTTTCATGAGTGCGCATACGTAGTACAAAGTCTTTGGGCCAGCACTTGATCCCTCCGTTACCGTACATTAATCCATTAACTACATTTTTTCCTGCCCAGCTAATTACACAACTTGTTAAATCTTCGTGTTCATCAAAATCAATTTCTTGATTTAAAAAATTTTCGTCTATTATGTTGTCGCCGTCAATTGTAATAAAACGATCTGTCTCGCTTAATCTTGCACAGGCTTTGTGTGCTTCATCTGACCCTTTTACACCGTGAACACGTTTTGCCCAAGGAACCTTGCTACAAAGATCTGCATAGTTTTTTTCTGCGTTTGGTTCGTCATATGAAAGATATATTATATCATAATCTATCGGCTTAAACTTACTCATTTAGTCAATTACCTCATGTCCATAATTTTCAAAATATTTTGTTGTGTAAACACTTGTCTCGCAATCTGTAGGATTCCAATTGTTATCAAATGGAACATAACATTCTTTATTATTAATTAATTCTTGTACATTTATAGTAATAGATTTATATAATATGTTTGGATCATATTTTTCTGTTACACTAAAATATACTACGTCATCGGTAGAATAACCAGATAATTTTAAGAACTTTTTAGTATACGGATTTAACATAAATTCCCAGCGTTTTAATTTATTATTTTGTCTAATTACTAAATCAAATGTTTTGTCTATACTATACTTGTATAATTCTTTACCTATTAAAACTTTTGAACCATTCTTTAAATTTTCTACATTTTCTATATTTAGAAAATCTTTATCAACTGAATAAATGTCACTGCTTGTTAAATTGATTACACTAATTTCATCGTCTTTAACTTCAATTAAATTATTTCCTGAATAAAAGAAAATTTCTCCAAACTCTCTGTTATGTGCAATCTCGTGTAAATCTCGCATATACAGTTTATTATAGTCTAAAAACTTTTCGCCTATTTTAGTAACATCTTGAAATTTTAGTATTTTATTTTCGTCGTTGTATAAAATTACATCTTCAAGAATAACTTTGCAATTTTCTTTTTTAAAGTTAGTGTTACTTTTTTGGTCTTTAATAAATTTATAAATTATTCCTTTATAGAATACATGTTGTCCAGTTACATGCTCTAATTCTTTATACCAAACGTCTACATGTACTCCTTCAAAAATAGGTTTATTAACTTCTAAGGATACTGTATGATCTGTTGTAGACGCTGTTGTAAGTTTTACATCTTCTACAAATAATGAAGCACAATTAAAATTAAAATCTTCATTTTCTTTATTAGTTTCTAATAATTTGTAAATATTTCCTTGATAGTATACAAGTTGATTTTTTTGGTACGAATCTTGTTTAATCCATATATCGATAATTGCGCCATCATAAATTTTATCAAAGTTTGTGTGACTATCTTTAGATACACTAGTTCTAGTAAATTCGTGTATAAAAGATCCTGCAGAATTATAATGATCTTCATAATTTAATTCTTTTACAACTACTTGCTTTGAAGCAAAATCATATACAACAGTAAAGTCAGAAACACTTTTAGAACCTTCTAAAATAGGTTTTACTGTGTCTGTTGAAACTGCAACTACCTCATATTCTGTTTCTAGTGGACGACGATTTGTAATTTTATAAATTTTATGGTCTTTTTTATCGTAAGAAACATAGCTTTCGTTTTGTTCAGCTTGTTGTACTTTTATACTTTTTAGTAATTCTTTTAGATTAGACATTTAGTAATACCTTGTAACGTTCTAATACAGGCGTTTTTTCTATAAATTCATTTTCAGTATAGTGTAATATACCTGTTTGAAAATAGTTTCCTATTTTTATTTGGCAGTTAGGATTTATATAGCAACCAACCTTATCTAACCAGCTTTTTGTAACATTATCCCAACCTTGACAATATGGCTTCATATGTACAAATGTAGGATTTTTTACAAATGGATTAGTTATTTGATCTACACAATCTAAATTAACAGCAGCAATAGCAGCACATACATCCATACTAGGAAAACTAGGTGTAGATTTTTTTACAACAGTTGAATAAAATTTACCATAATCTTTTACTACTGTTTCTAATTCTTTATAAAAGTTCATTGCAAAATCGTTTTTCTTAAAATAATGAAATCCAGAAAAAAGATTTGGAAGATTATTTTCTATAAACGCTTTTCTATAATAAGATGTATCAGCAATATTACCTCTATAATCATAAACATTACTAGTATAATATACATTGTAATTGTTTAAAAATTTCCACCAATTGTCTATGTTTTCTAACACTAGCATATCAGTGTCTAAAACTATTGTTTCGTCATAAGGAGTTGCGTGGAATAATTTCCACCTATTTTCTATCTTCCATTCTTTATCTTCTGCATCGTCGCCGAATGGTATAGGAATAACTTTATCAAAAAGATCTACATATTGCTCAGGAACATCATTGTCAGTAACTAAACTAATTTTATAATTATTATTAGCTCGTAAACTCATTGCTAACAAACATGCTTGCATTACATAATTGCCAGACTTTGAATTTTGTGCAAGTACTAAAAATCCTTTACTCATAATCTACCTCATCTATTATTCTAGATAAACTAAACTTATTCATTACATGCATATTCATATCTTTGGTATTAATTGCATAATATTCGCCTAAATAATCTTTTTTAGCAACTAAAAACAGCATATTTTCGTCGTTCATATTCCACAATATGTCTTGATCTGTAATGTAAAGCAATTTACCAGGCATCTCTCCACAAAAGCTACCTTTGTTAAAACCATTTAAAATATGCAATGCAATACTAAAAGCAAAGTCGTTTCTAAATAAGTTTGATTGTATTTGATATACTCTTCTATAATGATTCCATTCTTCTTGTATATGTTTTATTAAATCAAAAAACAATTTATTGTCGTCTGTTTTTCTAAAAAATACACAGGTTGCCCAGTAAAACTCACATCCACTATCGCTTATAAACTCAAACTCTTTTTGATTTCTTGTTCCGCTTAGTTCGTAAGATTTTTTATACAATAGTAAGTCTTGATCGCTATCAAAACAATTTAAAAACAAATCATTATTGATTACAAAATCACTATCTAATAAAAGAGTTTCGTCATAAGGCGATAAATCATATGCAGACGATCTTGACGAATTTTTAAAAGTGTCAGTTTTTGATGCAAGTCCGCCATCATAAAAGTTTCTTGAGTTTGATTTGTGTTCGTAATCAACTTTTATAATTTTATCAAAAATATTCTTATCAAACGCTTTTTCTAAATACGCAACATTGTCTGTAATAATTGATGTAGGTAGATTTAGATATTTTTTTACTCGTTTGGCTAGAAACACTGCTTGTTTTACATAGTCAATGTTATTGTTGTTTCTAGCAATTACTAATACACCTTTACTCATTTGCGTCAACTAAATTAGGTACCGATCTTTGCTTTTTTAAATTCATAAATTTGTTATAATATTCATTAGATGCTGTAAAGTAAACATCTATAATATTAGAATGGAAGTCATCTAAATCTGTAATTTGAACAGGTATTCCGTTATCATCAACTAAAACAACTTCAGTATTATCTGTTGATAACAGAGTGTAACAAAAATTAATTAATTCTCTAGTTACTGTGAATTGAGCGCCATTATGATAATATAAAAGATCTTGATTGTACGTTTCTTTTAATAATCTTTTTTGATTATTAAAAGTAACCATGTAGTTGCTAAAATCAAGAGCTTTTTTAAGTCTTTCGTCCATAGAGATACTCCTACTATACTTTAACTTATAGTATATAACACTTTTTTTAGTTTGTCAAGGAAAGTCTGGCTTAGAAATTAGAAGTTGTTGCACCAATGATGCTAGATTCGTCATAGACAACAGTATCAATTGTTTCACCATTTATTAAGATGCTTCCGCTAGGAACAGCTAAGAACATAGAACTAGAAAGTGTGCCTTGAACGTATTCGTCAATTACTTCACTATGCGCATCTTGGCATGATAATTTGATTTGAATTTTTTGTGAATTAACTTTAAGAGCATCTATTACAACTCTATTATTACTATATGACACAGCACTACCACTAGTATAAATTCTTGTATACGAAGTACTTAAATCTTCGTAACCTTTTGTCGTTGTTAATCCTGTACTATCTGTTACTTTATCGATGCTTATAGCAATTTGACCAAGCGTACTTAACAAAGTTTGCCAATTTTTTGTTTTTATCTGTGATCCTGTATAAGCTATAGATAGTGCGCAACGCACTTGTCCGCCTGCATTAAAAAAACTATCTAAACTAGTTTCGCTACCAAAATCTACAGTAAAAATATGACTAACAGTTGTTCTCCACACTAAGCTTCTTGAACTTGATAATTGAGTAGTACCATTTGAAAGATATAAAGGTACAATATTTGCTTGCGCTCCTATATCAATATTAAATCTAGTTGTTTCTAAAGATGCCACTTTAGATTCTAGTCCTGCTATGTATACTTCTTCTACTTTGTCTGTTGATGCTAAGTTTGTGGCATAGTCGCCTACAACAAAAGGATCTATTGTAATAGACGATCCGTTCTGGTGCGCATCTATTCTTACAATGTCTTTGTATAAGTCGATATATTCGTTATCTTCGATAATATCTGTATCAGCAATAACAGGAGAACTTAATAGCGTTTGTCCGTAACCATACCCAGCAACGCCTCTATCTGATACTACAGTTCCTACTCCAGAATATAAAAAACTTTTACTAGAAGTTAATGATCGTTGAGCATCTGTTTGGCCGTCTGATTGGACAAATGTACTGAGACTTGCAGAATAGAAAAAGTTGTTTATCAGTGTTTGACTAGCAACGCCATTAGTTAAATCATTTACCCAATATGCTACACCCAATGCCTTTGCTTTTCTAAACAATCCGTATCTAGTGCCTAGGCTTGTACTAAAAGCATCATTACTCTCGTATAAATTTAACACAAAATCTTTATAAGCAAGAACAGTTGATTTTGCAGCGCCGCTCCAGTATGTAGTTTTGTATTCATCGTACCAGCTATCCCAGTCATAAGTTGCAGAAGTAGCGGGTCCAAGAATTTGTTCTACTTGAGAATATAAGTCATTAAATCTAGACGCATTAATAGTAACAGGCAATTTTATTTCTCCTTATTACTATTTATTTTCTATTAAGTATTCATTCATTAAGCTGGCGGTAACACTGTTACTGTATCAGAGGCTGTTAACGAGCCGCCGCTTCCTGATACTGTCATTGAAATAGTATACGCACCTTGTTGTGAGAAACTAATGTTAGGTGTATAGTAATTATCACCAGGTGTATAATCTACTACATCTGTTTCTGTAGTTGCATCTGGTTTAGTTACTGTATATTCAACTGAGTCAATGTCGCCTGTTGCTTGCAGGAAGCCTCTTCCGGTAGTGCCAAATGCTACAGTTTCAAATAATCCTGCCCATTCAGGGGCTACTAACCAAGACGGACTTACAGGCTCTACAGTATTTACAACGTTAAATGTTATAGTTTGCTCTAACGTATCATTTGACGCATTACTAATTGACAATGTTGCTGTTTTAGTTCCTAGGCCGCCGTAATTTGTGCCGTCAAAAACAGTTGCACCAGTAGTTCCACTTGGTAAATCAAGTGAGCTATAATTAACACCAAAATCAGTTGTAATTGAAGCTGTGATTGCATTTGAAGTTGCATAAACTAGTCTTAGAGGATCGCCTATTTCAACTTCGCTTAATGGATCTGAATAGAATGCTGAAATTGTCGGTAGTGGTGCGCTAACTGGAATTTCTGTTGTTGCAGAAACGCTGCCGCCGTCGTTAGTAGCAGTAAGTGTAGCAACAAGGTTTCCTGTTCCGTCTGCTTCTTCTAGTACAATTACATTACTACTACCTGTAGCATTTGTACTATCTGTAGTTGATGCAATGCCTAATCCTGAAATAGAAACATTTATCGAATCAGCATTAGATACGTCCCATGATGTAAACACTGGATCTCCCCAATATGCAGGTGATCTGTTCCACGCAAAGCTGTTTATAACAGGTACTGCAATAGGTGCTTCTGGCGTTGTTTCGTCTATACTTGTATCATTTACTGTAATACTTGCTGTAGCTTTTCCGTTATCAAGTGCTACAGTCATTGTTTGATTACCTTCTGTTAAATAGTCAGCTACAACATTGTAGTTTTTAACTGCTGTATTACTATAAACTGTAAAGTAATCAGTTAGTTCTGCAGAAATACTTCCGCCTGGTGTGCCTCTATCAATAGCAACACCTGCGTCTGTTCCAGCAATAAAGTCTTTACTATTAGTTAATGACCTAGTAGCGTCCGATTCCCCTCCAGAATAATCTAAATATTCTAATGGAATTGTATTTAGGCTAGCTGCATAGAAAAAGTTATTTCTAAATGTAGCTTCTGCTTGACCTAAACTTAATATGTCGTTTACCCAATACGCAATACCTGCTGCACCTGGATTTCTAAATAATCCATATCTAGTACCTAATGATGTTGAATATTCGTTATTAGATGTATAATAAGGTAACACTATGTCTTTTGTAAGCAATACTTCAGCTTTTGTAAAACCATCCCAGTATACTTGTCTAAATTCGTCATACCAATCGTCCCAGTCGTATGTGCCGTCTGCTAGATCTTCTCTTTCTATGCCACTGATTGTAAATGGTACTTGTGTGCCATTGGTAATATTTGTTGTTGTAAGCGTAAAACTAATAGTTCCGCCCTCATTAATACTCACAGAACTAGGACTTAGGACATATGTAGCTTCAGTTGGCTCTGTGCTTGTATCATTAACTGTAACCCTTGCGGTTGCTTGATTATTATCAAGTGCAATGTCAAAGAACTCTATACCTTCTGTAGCTTCGTCAGCAAGTACAGAGAACGTAGCAACTGCAATTCCTGCTCCATTTAATACAAATGTTCCAGTTAGTGAACCTGATAATAAATCGTCTGCTGTTACGCCTGAAATTGTATATGGTACGTTTGTTCCTGAAGCAACATTAAATGTACTTAATGTAACTGTAAACGGTGATCCTTCATTTACAGCAGAGACACTAGGTGTAAGTATGTACCTAGGTCCTGATCCAGGTGTAGATCCTGTTAAATCTACACTTGTAAATACACCAGGAGCAGGTACGCTTACTTCACCTGTTGCTCTATATAAACTTACTACACTTCTTAGTGTGCCATCGACATTATTATCTATAAGGTTGTCAGTTACAACATCGTTAAATTCTGCTCTAAAAGAAATTTGGGTTCCGCTAATTGCTCTAGCTTTTAATTGAAATGTATTTCCAGCATATATTCCACTGTATGATCCAGAACCAATTTTACTATACACTGTTTGGTAAGTAGTAGTTAAGTCAAAATTTCCTATAGCTGCGCCGGAACCTGAACTTGCACTAGTTCCGTTTGCATCAAAAGATATAATACCAATTTCATTTGTTAATGCTGCCCAATCTAATCCTTTTGGTGTAGAAGCATTTGTATTGGAGGGATCCAATCTTATTTGGCCACCTGTATTAAAAAAATGTCTTCTAGCATCTGCACTAAAAAATGTTACAATAAACTCGTGATATATTAATCCGTTCCATGTACTTGTTCTAGTAGATGTAGCTGCTGTTACAAGTCCTGCTTGACTAGGATCAATTGAAACCTTGTCTATTTCTACTAAACTCATTAGATCTTCAAAATCTGAAATTCCTTTCTTAGTACCGTCTGGATCAGATGATACTAAACCACTATTGTTTACAATAAAAGAAGTTTCGTCAGCAACAACGTTTTGGTTTTCTAGAAGTTCTGCAACACTTGTAACACTAGGGTGGCTAGGACCAACTTGGTGTATTCTAGCTTTAATAATATCTGCATATAAAGCATTAACATGATCTGCGTCAATAATGTCTCCAGGTAGCACTTGAGTGCTTTCTAATGTTTGACCATATCCTGTTTGACCCGATCCGTTACCTAATACTAGCTCTATTCTAGATTGCAGATTGTTAATTCGTGCTGCTGTAATTTCTGCCATGACGATCCCTTATACCTTTAGAACACATTCTACTAGTTTTTCACCCTCGTCAAAGTTGCTCTCTAATGCAATGCCAACAACTGAACCTCCATTAATTGCTGTACTTGCACAACCATTGTCGTCAACATATACAGTATCGCCTTTTGCAACTGGTCCAATTACTCTTACAGGCAATCGTCCTTTTAGACCAATGTATTGTCCTTCTGCATCACTATTCATCATTACAGCAGGATCTGTTGATACAACACCAATTGCTATACA